AAGCATGCACTGCAAGGCGCGCTTTCCACGCCTTCTCAAGCGTTTCCGTGATTGCTTTGACCAGCTCAATCATTGCAAAAACATTCTGCTCGAATCTCGAATAGAGAAAATCAAACTCGCCGGCACCGAAGACAAGTTCAACGTAGGATCGAAGGGAAACCACAGCGCCAGCGATGTCGCTGGAGTCCATTCCGTCCAGATCCTTCACCACTGTCTTACCCTGTGCCTGCATATCGCGCAGGAATCTCTCGTTCCCGATGTCGATGGTATAGGTCTTTATTTCTGCACCGGTTTCATCGACTATTGGAAAGCTAATCTTTGTATTCCTGTATGTAAACCCTGACATAAATTCTCCTTATGCCTTAATGTCTGCAGTAGCCAGCGTAGCTCCGAGGAATTTTACAACACGACCATATTCACTGACTTCATACATGCAGAGATACTGACCGACTGCTGCCGCGATGTCAGATCCTGATGAATATGATTTCGCGTTCTCAAGATAAGAATAGCCGAAAACGGCGTCAGGAGCCGATGCGAGAAGCTTATATTTGAGACTGTTCCCGATATCCGCTGTTGCTGTAAACTTGGTTGTTCCAGAGACAGATCCTGCTGCAATAACAGCAGTCAGCGCAGATGCTACCGTTTTGTCGGTTAGCTCCGGTTTCCCTGCACAATGGATTTCGAAAGAGCACTCGACTTTTGCACCTGCATCTCCGCCGCCCATATCCACGTTGCAAATAGTGCAAGAGCCGGTCTTCTTGTTACCGAACTTGTCAGTCACACGGAAAGAAGTCTTCCGGTTATCTCCAAGTTCATGTTCAACGCTTGCAATGAAATCCTGTGCCGCATCGCCAACAACACGGTTTCCGGAAAATCCGATAGTAAACTGCGCACCCGTTACTTCGGATTCTTTATATCCGTCACCGTCAAGATATCCGGTTTGATCAATCTCTTCATTGTTAGAAGGATCCGCACCCGTAAGGCCTGCAGCGAGGCGCGCCCATTTACGAGTTGACGCATTAGGCGTAATATCAACTTCATAAAGCCGCTGATAATTTAGTTCAAAGTTTTTCTTTCCCATGATCAAGCCCTCTCATTCAGGTATTCGAGCCTAAAGCTCGCTGAAAAAATGTATTCTCCTGCTTCGCTCTTTGAGATGAAAACAGGAAGAGTTACCGCTTTGATTGAGACGCAAAGGCCGTCTGTAATCTCTGCCATTTCTGCTAAATCTAAAGCCCTGACTATTTCTTCAAGCTGGTTACTCGCTTTAATTTGTCCAGATGCCTCATCAGTATCTACTGATTTGGAGTAAAATGAGAAATTGAAACTTCCCATCCTGGACCCGTCGAGATGCCGTTGTTCAACTGCAGACGAAGGTTCTGTTCGAATGATAATTTCATCTGTACTTGCACCAAGGAAGGCGTTCAGATATATCATTGAATACGGAGTGATCTTTGTTAAGAGATACGCCGTAATTTCATTGATTATATCTATCATTAGCCACCTTCTCCCATTCTGCCTTGTGTCTCGCTTTCGCCGATTCAAACCACTTCATCGTCGCATTCGGATTCTTATCTTTCGATTTGTCCGGGCGGCTGTAATATTGATCTCTCGCATAAGGTGTTCGCCATTCCAGGACCCCTGAACCTATGTCTGAATACATAACCCCAGACGCCTGAAGTGTTCCAGTGTCCTGCGGGCAGAAATAATTCGAGTCCTTGAGAACCTGTGAATCAATCTCTGCTTGCACTGGACGCAGACGCCCGTTGATTCTTCTTGTCGCTTTGTCAGTATCAAAATCGATAATGACGTTGCTCACTTGAGATACACCTCATAGTGATGAGGCGAGAAATCTCCGACTGTTCTAACCGTGAAAGAATTCCCCCCAATACCCACTTCAACTTTGTCACCTAATGACATCACAAGCCCAACCGGTGAAGAATTAACGCAGTCATAAAATAAAGTGATCTTATCATCCTTCATCTCACCGAGTGATTTCATCGCGGTCTGCTTCATCGGTTCACAACGCACAAAAGATATTTTCACTCCTTTGGCGTAGGTTGCTTTATTGGTAGCATCTACACCAGTACGCTTGTACCATACGATTGAATGAGGCAGAGCTATCCTCGGAATCGGCCGCATGACACCCCCCTGTAGAGAAGTCCTGTTTCAACAAGAAGCCTCATTGCTTTTTCACACATTGGTGATGAACTTTTGCCTTTATCTGACATTGAAAATGATCCGATAGAGAATGATCCTGAGTAATCCATCCCGTCACCGTTGACGATATACTCTTCCGCCTGAGCACAAGTGGCAATTGAAAGGATCTTCGTCTGCAGCGGAGTAAGAGCAGCCGGATCGATAGAGAAATGTGTTTGCAGATCAATATCGTCCGACGCTCGAGAGAGCCATTTGTTTAATGTCTCATCGTCAGCCTCCGTCCGCCCCTGGTATGTATTGCGATAGAATGTCAGATCGGCGTAAGCCATTACGCTTTGACCCATCCTTCTTTTGCGAGTTCGCTTGCCTGATTTGCCGGCCGGAATACGGTCAGCGTTCCGCGTTTAAACGGAATAAGACCGGTATCCTGCTCAGTTTTTTCGATGCTCTCTTTCCCGTTTTTGTCCAACATCACTCCTGCTCCTTCGTTTTTTAGAAGGGGGCAATTCACCCCTCTCGTCTGTTACGCTACTTCTTCGTAGTTTGCGAAGATGCCATCGAGTTTGTTGTCAGCGACAAAGAGGTCGTGATATCTGCGATAGTCGAGCTGCCATGCGCGTGCTTTCTGGTTTGTCTGAGGATCGAAAATCCTCATTGCATCCTGCTTGGTGATGCCGATAGGAGCTCTTTCCGCTGTGATAATCCAGTTGATCTTTTCGGCTCCGTCGGTTGCAGAGAACCCGTTTGTTGCGCTAAAAGTGTATGCTGAACGCATACGAGCAGATGGAACTTTGATGATTGGAATACCATCAAGGCTCTTCACTTTTGAGGAAACATTGCCGATCTTCATTTCCGTTTCGGAAAGCTGACGTTTGATCTGATCTGCCTGATCAAGAATGTTAGCCGTGGGCATCGACATTGTGATGATAAGAGGTTCACTCTCTCCCACAATATCCTGTACAGAGAGAATATCATCTTTAAGCTTTGCAAAGATTGAAGCTGCCGCTGCAGTGTACTTGAGAGTTTTAGAAGCTGCTGCCGCACGGGCATAGAGAGAAGAGTATCTGAAGGCATCAATTTCAGGCGCAACCTTTGTGCGCTGAAACTGTCCCATGACGTTTGATGCAGTAGCGATAAAACCGCTCTCGTCTACATCCATTTCATCGATCTGGAAAAGTTGTGCTCTGTCTTTTGTAAGTTTGCGTGTTTCGAACTCAACGCTTACCGCTCCAGATCCGGGAAACCCGTTCTTACGGTCATAATCACCGAGTCCAGACATTGAGATTTTGGGGATTTTAACTTCGCCGCAGCCCATATACTGCGCCTGTTCAGAGTTGCGATCCATCCATCCAGATGTGAGACTCGGGATCATTACTTCATCGAGAATCGTCTGGAATTTAGATGCCACTGCGATTGTGTTGATTCCTGGCATTTGCGCTCCGTGTGGGCGCACAAAAAAGGAACTTGTGCTACCCGAAATTAAAAGATTTTTGAAGAAATAAGGTTCTTCGTCCATCCCTTGATTTAAGGCTCAAGTTCCTTTCCCCGGTCTTTCTGCTTTCGCACGGCTCCGGTTCCGTTATATTTGTATGCTAAACAAAAGTTATGTATTTTGTCAATACTTTTTTAGAGCCTCATATTGTTTCTGATCATCTCCTCTAAGGCTTTGTCTGCATTCGGAATCTGACCTTTGGTTTGTCCTCCAAAAGATGTTCCACCGGAAGCATTCAGAAACTCAGGGAAGTCCTTAAGAACTCCCTCTATTCGCGCGTCGGGAGTTTCTCCATCATAATCAGCAGAAAGGGCGAGCTTTGCAACCCGTTCAGCCTTTGCAGGATCGACACCCTTCAGTACAGCGGCAAACTTCGTTTCTGATATCGTCGCTTTCTGTTCTGCTGTCGATTTACCTTCAAGAAGTGACTTGTTTTCATCAGCGAGCTTTTGTTCGTTTGATTTCTGAGCATCCTGCATCTTTTTCCACTCAGCGATGCCTTCCTTCGCGCTCTTTACATCAGTGAGTCCAAGCTCCTTCAGAAAACTCTCCTGAACTTTTTCTTTTTCCTTTTTGATCAGGCCGTTTACATCCTCCTGAGTGAAAGTCTTCGGAGTTTCAACAGGCGGAACCGTTGTGTCGGGAAGTGTAGTATCCCCGCCGGCTCCGCCTTTGTCGGCATCAAAGAAAATATTCATCATTCTTCTAAGCATATTATATCCATCCTTTTAATAAATTTGCTCCCTGTCTCGTCTTCGCGTACGTCCTGATTCATCTATGAACGCCCTCATTCTCGCTTGCCTGTCGCTCACCTTCTTTTTCGCGCCCGCGATAGTCGCGGGATCATTGATCGCTTCTGCTACCATAAGCTCCCTCTTCGCCTTGCGGATGTTTCTTTCATAATACCGCTGCCGCTGACTTGATTCATACGTCTCTGCATTCTCTTTCTTGGAATATGGATCAAAGGTCTTTTCTGTGCCTTCGAAATATGGATACATCAAGTGTCCGCAATTACATCCGAACAGTCCGGATGCTTTCCCGTAACTGGTTGAAGATAATGGAGGGTATTTGTCACTCTTGCCGGACATAGAATATATATGCCCCTGATAGGGAGCACATCCAGGGCGAGCTCCGGCGTGACTGGAGATCTCTACAAGATCATGATCAAGCTCTGTCATTCGTCCGATCTGTGTCTGCGTCACTACGTTGCGAACATTCGTCCTGATCACAACTTGAGCATACGCGTCCGTACTCCATGTCCTT